AATTTAATTTGAATGGAATTGAATTAACCTTAAATTTTTAAATTTTATGAAAACAATAAACATTAAAGGAAAAGAGTACATCACAGTTAATGAGCGATTAATTTATTTTAGAAATACAAATGAATTTGAAGGCTTTGGAATTAAAGAGGATATTGTCAGTATTAATGATACTGAAGGTATTTTTAAAGTAACAATATACGATTCTTATGGAGAGGCTATTGTATCGGCACACGCACAAGAATACAGAGATTCAAGTTACATAAATAAAACTTCTTTTGTAGAGAATGGATTTACCTCCGCTTTAGGTAGAGCGTTGGGTTATTTGGGAATCGGAATAGATACTTCCATAGCATCTGCAAACGAAGTTCAAAACGCCGTTACAAATCAAAAGTCAGACAATAAAAAATGGCTAACTGAATCACAATTAAACGCAACTTTAAAGGCTACAAAAGACCAAGCCGAAAAGGTTTTAAATACGTTTAAAATGAAAAAAGATTACAGAGAACAAATAGTAAATAAGTTTAATTTAAAATAGTAAAACAATGAGTAAAGAAACAATCTACTGCGGAGGCGGTAAACAAGTAAAAGGAGAATACGGAACTTTTAGAGCCGTAACAATTAATCTGTCAAATTTACCGGCAGAACATATTTTTGAATATGAAGGAAAAAAATATGTAAAGCTAAATATTAGCGATAAAAAAGAGGCTGACCAATACGGAAAAGATGTATCGGTTTCTGTTAATACTTGGAAGCCTGAGGCACAAACTGAGCAAAAAGCAAAAGCGGCAGCTCCAGTAAATGATTTACCATTTTAGGTAATTGACAAGCAAAAAACAATAAGCGGTTTCATATTGAAATCGCTTTTTTTTATAAAATATTTTTTTAATTGAAAGTATTTTTTTAATTTAGGCAAATATTAACATTTAAAATCTTAAATTATGGAAAACGATTTAATTAAATTTTTAACAATGCAAGTTGAGGCATTGCGAAAACAAAATGAAAAATTACAACAAATTTTAAAAGAACAAACAGATTACATCTGTGACAATAGATTATAGAAATATGAATAAATCAAAAACTAGAATAGGATTAACAACTTATTTATTGCTATCAGTAATAGTGGCAATAATTATTCTTTTTATAACATCAATCGTTAAATAAAAAAACAAATGGAAACAAAACAAAAAGAAGTAAAAGCATTATTTGATACGAACGAGGATTATCATTCATCGCCTGGAATAAGCGCATCAGGTTTAAAAGCAATATTTAAAAAATCAGTTTATCACTTTTTAAATCAAAAGCCTTTTGAATCCTCTGCAATGGCGTTAGGTACTGCGGTACATTGCGCAATGTTAGAGCCTGAATTGTACTATAAAGACTTTCACGTTATGCCAAAGATTGACAGACGTACAAAGGCGGGAAAAGAGCAATTTGCAATGGAGCAAGAAAAGGCGGAAGGTAAATCCTTAGTCGCATTTGATGATCACCAAAAAATAACTGCGATTCTTAACAACTTTAGAAATCACGATTTAGCACAAAAATACTGCAAAGGCGAAATTGAATTGTCGCATTATTTAGAACACGAGGGTTTGCAAGTTAGAGTAAGGCCTGATTGTTTAAATCGAGTTGAAAACTTTATAAGCGACGTTAAAACGTGCCAAGACAATGCACCAATGGCGTTTAAAAGAGATGTTTACAAATACGGCTATCATTTACAATGCGCATTTTATTCTGATATGTTAGGGATTCCGGCTAAAAATTTTAGATTTATAGCAGTCGAAACTAATTATCCTTTCTCAGTAGAGGTTTACGGATTAAGTGAGGAAATGATTGAACAAGGGCGTAAGGGTTGGAAAAGAGCGTTTGGCGATTGGAAAATATATAAACAGACCGGAATTGTTTCAGGCTATAATTGGAATGAATTTTCCGAGGATGGAAGTTTAATATTATAAAATAGTATATGTTTGAACAATTAGAATTACTAAGAAACTTAATTATAAGACACTTAAAAAAAGACCCAAAAGATAAAAGCAGAGTTAGAGAGGTTGTTGATGCTAAAAAAATATTTTGCTTAATTGCTTTTTATGAAGTTAAAGGATTTAGATATGTGCAAGTTGGAAAATTTTTAAATATGAATCACGCCACAATTGTGCATCACGTTAAAAGCGCAAAAGATTTGTTAAACTACGATCCTTATTTTAAAGAAAATTACAAATTAGTTGAAAATAATTTTTTTATGCAAAACCAAGAAGTATTGATTACTGATATTGAAAGCGAAATAAATATTTTACTTTTTAAACTTAACAAGTTAAAAGACAAACGAGAAGAATTTTTAAATAAAAAAGAAGAACAAAAAAAGTTGGCTCATTTTGAGACTGATGACATTGTTAGAACTGAAACATTAACCCAACAAAAAAAACCTTTACTGTGGACGAATTAGAAATAAAAATTGAAAAATCAAAAAAAGATCATTACAACGTAACAATTTACAAAGACAACAAAATGTTTTTTGCAGAATTAGAGCGTTCAGAATTACGCTTTTTAATTGGCGTTTTAGACAATGCAATTTAATGGCTAGAGCTAACCCATACCAAAAGTATTTAAAAGGCGAGGATTTACTCCAAAGGGCCGTAATTAATTATATTCAGATGCAATATCCAAACGCAATTTTTACGCATCCAATGAATGAGGGTAAGCGATCGCCTTTTGAACAATACAAATTAAAATATTTAGGCACAAAGCCAGGTATTCCGGATTTATTAATTTTTACGCCAAACGCAGAAAAAAGCGGTTTAGCGATAGAATTAAAATATAAGTATAACAAACCTACACCAAAGCAAAAAGAATGGCTTAAATGGCTTCAAAATTGCAATTGGGAGGCTATTTGGTTAAATAACTTTGACGATTGCAAAGAAACCATTGATAATTATTTTAAAAGCGTATAAAAATGAAGTACAAAATTATTTATTTTAATCCTGATTTACAAAAGGTGAGATACACGCAAAGCAAAACAATTGACGAATCAGTCAATTACAACTACATTGGCGAATCAACGAGAGTTGAATTTGATTTACTAATTGAGTTGCTTTGGCACAAGTACGAGGATAGCGAGATTTCTCTAGAGGATTTTAAAAAAATCTTTGAAGAGTTAAGAAAATTTTGCGATTCTGTAAAATATCAGCTAAATTTGTAAAAATTTTTTTGAAAATGGAAAACAAAAAAAACTATTATGCCGTAATACCGGCAGAGGTCAGATACGCTAAAAACTTAAAGGCTAACGAAAAATTAATGTATGGCGAACTTACCGCCTTGGCAAATGAAAAAGGCTATTGTTACGCCTCTAATGAGTATTTTGCACAACTTTACCAGGTCTCAAAGTCCACTGTTTCGAGATGGATTTCTAATTTAGAAAAGAATCAATTTCTAAAAATAAAAATGATTTATGAAAAGGGTACAAAGAACATAAAAGAGAGAAGAATTTACATTTCTACCCTATTGACGAAAAGCGCAATACCTATTGACGAAAAAATCAATACCCCTATTGACGAAAAGCGCAAGGTTATATATATTAATAATAATATAAATAATATAAAAAAGAATAATGTACAAAATGTAAAAGCGCCTTTATTTACTGAAATTACTGAAAAGGCGTTTCCACATTTCATAAGCCTTTTTCCTTTAAATTATAGACCGAAAACAAAAGCGCAAAAAAACAAATGGTTGGAATGTTTAGATAAAATTCAGCGCATTGATAAATATAATTTACGAGATGTTTACAACGTGGCAAAAGATTTAAGAGATGACCAATTTTGGGCAAAAAACTTTTTAAGTATTCTTAAATTAAGAAACACAGATAAAAACGGCATAAAGTACATTGATCGTTTTATGGAAGATTATCGCTCTAAAACTAAACCAATAGGCTATAATAAAATAAAAGGGATTATTGAATATTATATTTATACATCACCGGCAACTGGTCAAAAAGAACTAGGAGCCAAAACAAAAGGCGGAGAGTTATACGAATTTAATATAAAGCAAACATTGCAAACAAAAGAGTTTCAAGAACTAAAAAAATACGTTATAGATGGTAACAAGTAAAAGCCTATCTAAATGGCGTGAATCTGATTTGTTTGATTGGCTATCAAAAAACTATTATAATTTATTAGTTGATACTAGCGATAATTTTTCAAAATCTGATTGTTACGATATTGAAACAAAAAACAAAATTGAACTAAAATGCAGAGCAACGCACTACCAGGAACTAATTATTGAAAAGCCTAAATACGAATATCTAATAAAAGAATCAAAAAAGTTTGGCGATGTTCCAATTTACATAAATAGCACACCAAAAGGAATTTTTTTATTTGAGTTAAAGGATCTAAAATTAAAATGGTTTGAAAAACCTTTGCCAAAAACAACAGACTTTAAAAACAAGAATTTAACAAACAAAGAAGTAGCGACAATAAATATTAATAAATCAAAACAATTAAAGTAATGGAAGAAACATTTAAAGAAATAGAAAATTATATTAAAGTTAATTACCCTGATGATTGGTTTTTACCTGGTAAATTAGATATTTTAAGACTCAAATTTTTATCAGAACTAAAGCAACAAAAAATTGATGATTTAAAAAAAACAATATCAAAGTTGCAAGAATTAAAATAAATTTTTTAATTTAGCGAAAACAAACAAAACTTAATGAAAACATTTAAAGACTTCAATATTGATGTCGGTAACAAAACGACCGGCAAAATTAAAACCCAATGCCCAAAGTGCAGCCATACAAGAAAAAACAAACGTGATAAATGTTTGTCAGTAGACTTAGAAAAGGGCCTATGGAATTGCCACAACTGCGGTTGGGGAGGCACTACAAAATTTGAGAAAAAGCAAGAATACATTGTTCCTCAAAAAATCAAACTAAATATTTCTGAGCCAGTTATTGAATGGTTTAAAGGTAGAGGCATCACAGAGCCAACTTTAAAACATTGGAAGGTTGGGCAATCAATGGAGTATTTTCCGCAAGTAAACGCAAAGCGTAGGGCCGTAAACTTTAACTACTACCGAGAGAATGAACTTGTAAACGTAAAATATAGAGATTCGCAGAAAAACTTTAAAATGGTTTCAAATGCGGAACTTATATTTTATGGCCTTGACAATATCAAAGAAATGGACAAAATTTATATTGTCGAGGGTGAAATGGATGCTTTAACTTTACACGAGGCGGGTATTTATTCCGTTTGTTCTGTACCAAATGGAGCGTCTAAAGGAAGCCAAAGACTAGAATATTTGGACAACTGTTGGAAATACTTTAAAGATAAAAAAGAAATAATACTTTGCACAGATAACGACAATCCGGGAATTGAACTCAGAAAAGAACTTGCTAGAAGGTTTGGAGCGTATCGTTGCAAATACGTTGATTTTGGCGATTTTAACGATGCTAACGAGATTTTAATATCTAAGGGAGCCGAATCATTAAGGAATGTAATAAAAGGCGCTAAGAACTTTCCTTTGGAGGGCGTTTTAAATGTTGATGACATTTGGCAATCGGTTTTAAATTATAATGAGGCGGGAGTTAAAAATTATTCAATAGGTTTGCCGAACTCAGATACATATTTTAAAATGTCTTTAGGTGAATGGTCGGTTGTTACCGGAATACCAAATTCAGGAAAATCCGATGTAATTGACCAAATATTTTGCAACCTAGCAACTACCTACGATATGAGATGCGCAATTTTTGCTCCTGAATCATTTCCATACGAGGGCCACATAAAAAGAATCGCTAATAAATTAAACGAAACTAATTGCGATAATAACCAATTAAACAACACAAAAGATTTTATTGAAGATCATTTCTTTTGGGTTAAAATAGATTTGGAAAATTTAACTTTAAAAGCAATATTAAACCATTTCAAAGAGTTGGTATTTCAAAAAGGAATTAATGTTTGTGTGATTGACCCTTGGAATATGCTCGACCATTCAGCGCAAAGAGACCATTCTTATATCGGTAAAGTATTATCAGAAATTACACAATTTTGTCAGCAAACAAATACACATTTGTTTTTAGTGGCTCACCCTAGAAAAATAGAAAGCGAAAACGGAAACTATAAAAAGCCAACTTTGTATGATATAAGTGGCTCTGCTGACTTTTTTAATAAGGCCTACAACGGATTGATAGTTTACAGATGCATTGGACAACGCACAAAATTTGATTCGGATATTGTAAAAATGTATGTTGAAAAAGTAAAACGAAAAGAAAACGGACAATTAGGCGATTTTGACATTGCTCCTGATTTTAAAAACGGCGGTGTTTATAGGGATGTTGATTTAAATACAAAAAGGTTTGAGGTTATAACCGATGACGATGTACCATTTTAATATGCCTAAAAAGAAAAAAATAAATATACCGCAAACAGACGAACACAGAAAGGCAATGCAATGGTGCATAAATAACAATATTACTGTTGGCGTTTTACCCACAAAAAAAGGTTTAAAAGTTGAGATTAACGAGAATGGCGACAATAAAATATCGCCAAAAATATACACACAAGAGGAAGCACAAAAAAAAGTTTTAGAATTATATTTGTATATTTACAAAAAATACTGGCAAGTATGAACATAAACTTTAACACAACTATTTTCGCAATATTTGGCATTTGCTTTGGCGCTAATTATTGGAGCTCCAATATGGATGATAGCTTTGGAGAAACAGATTTAACCGGAGAAACAGAACATTGTCTGCAATTCTTTATTGCGGTTGTTGGAATTTCTTTTGTTTGGTTTACACAAGATAAATAATTACTCTTTTGAAAAAAAAAGTAAACATTGCATCTGTTAAAGAAAATCCGGACAATCCAAGATTTATAAAAGATTCTAAATTTAAAAAATTAGTCAAGTCAATTAAGGCGTTTCCTGAGATGTTAGAGAAACGGCCAATAGTAGTTGATGAAGATATGGTTGTTCTTGGCGGAAATATGCGTTTAAAGGCTTGTAAGTCTGCCGGATTGTTTGAGGTTTGGATTGATATTGCACAAGGTTGGACAGAAGAACAAAAGCAAGAGTTTATTGTTAAAGACAATGTAGGCTTTGGAGAATGGGATTGGGATATATTAGCAAATGAATGGGATGTTCAAAAATTAGTTGAATGGGGAGTTGATCTACCCGTTTTTGATTTACCTATTGATGAAGGCCAAGACGATGATAATGATGCAGACAAAGAAGTTTGCGAATTGTGTGGGAAATAAATTTGCACAACTAAAAGAAAAATTATAATTTAGCAGAGAATTAAGAACGACCAAGTTTAAAATTCTTTTCATAAAATTTAAGTTTGTACCTCTCAGAAATGGGAGGTTTTTTTATTTTTTTAAAAATTTTTTTGTTTTTTCTTGTGTAATTGAAAAAATTCTTTTACTTTTACATCATCAATTAATATTAACATTTAAAAATAAACAAAATGAAGATTAAAAAATACGAAAGTTTTAGAGAATTATTACAAGATTTAGAAAATGATATAAAAATCGTTAATGGTTTAATACTTGGAAACCTTAAAAAATATAAAATTGATAGAAAAATTAATGGTAATTGGGAATTGATTTTTTTATCTCAATATAAAAATAGCGAAGATTTAATTTTAGTGGAAACAAATGATTTTTCTTTTACTGTTTCAAGATGGAACGATATTTTTTCTATAAGTGAGCAAATCACGAAAAATACAAAATAAATGAATATAAAGGATTTAGTAACAAAAGAGCAGTATAATCAATTAAAAAAAGATTATACTGCCATTGTTAAAAACAAAGAAATCACATTTTTTGATTTTTGTACAAAGAAATATAAGTTAAACATCAAACCTGATGGAATAGTGTATAAATGAGAAAAACTCAAATAAGCTATTTAATTAACCTCTCAGAAATGGGAGGTTTTTTTATGTATTTATATTTTTTTAACTTTGCGATATGACAACAAATTCGTACATAGTAAAAAAGAATCTTTTAGAAGCGCTAGAGCAATCGCTTGGAATAGTTACAACTGCGTGTAAAATAGTCGGTTGTGCAAGGTCTACATTCTATAAGTATTACAAAGATGACCAAGACTTTAGAGCCTCTGTTGATGAGTTAGAAAATTTGACTTTGGATTTTGTAGAATCAAAACTTCATAAGCAAATTGAAAACGACAACACAACTGCAACAATATTCTATTTAAAAACCAAAGGCAAGAAAAGAGGTTATATTGAACGTAAGGAAGTAGAGATGACCGCAGAGGTTAGTACAAGCAAATTATCAAACGAGGCAAGAAAAAAGATTGACGACATTTTAAATGAAGAATATTAACGAAATAATTAAACAAAAATGCGAGGATTCGCTTTTGTTTTTTACTCGTTATATTTTCAAAGAAAACACCGGAAATAAATTCGAGGCCGCAGAGTTTCACAGAACATTAGCCAACACACTACATAAAGTTCATAAAGGCGAAATAAAGCGCCTTATTATTAATATACCTCCACGATACGGAAAAACTGAATTAGCAGTTAAAATGTTTATCGCCTGGACATTGGCAAAAAATCCAATGGCAAAGTTTATTCATTTATCTTATTCTGATTCGTTAGCGCTAGATAATAGTTCAATGACAAAAGAATATATTAATTCAGATGCGTTTCAAAGTATTTGGGATTTACAACTTAAAAAAGATTCACAATCACAAAAGAAATGGTACACAACGCAAGGCGGTGGAGTTTATGCAACATCTTCAGGAGGTGCAATTACTGGGTTTGGTGCCGGTACCGGTGGAGCAATTATAATTGATGATCCTTTAAAACCTGATGACGCTTTATCTGATGTTAGGCGGTCGTTTATAAACAATCGATATAATACAACTATTCGGTCAAGGGTTAATGATAGAAATGTTCCTATTATTGTTATTATGCAAAGGCTACACGAAGATGATTTGAGCGGTTATTTATTAGACGGCGGAAGTGGTGAACAATGGCATCATTTAAAGTTAGCGGCATTAGATGACGATAACAATGCGTTATGGCCTGAGAAACATTCTTTTGAGGAACTAGAAGCAATACGCCAAGCCGACAGATATACTTTTAGCGGTCAGTATTTACAAATCCCTTCGCCTCCTGAGGGTGGAGAGTGGCGCAAAGATTGGTTTAATATTATACACAGAGCCGAATTACCGAGCGATATATCTTTTGAAATGTATATTGATGGCGCCTACACTAAAGACACAAGAAACGATCCAACGGGAATACAAATAAGCGGTAAAAGTGGCGACAATCTTTACATATTTAAAAGCATCGACAAGTATTTGGAAATGCCTGAACTAAAAAACTTTGTCACTTCTTTTGTGCAATCTTGTGGCGTTCCAATATCGCAAATATTAGTCGAGCCTAAAGCATCCGGAAAATCGCTTGTTCAGCTATTAAGGCGTGAAACTAGATACAACGTATCAGAAATAAAAACAAACTTTGTTAGGTACTCTAAAATCGAACGTGCGAGAGCATCCTCGCCATTTATTGAAGGCGGTAGAGTTTTTCTAGTCAATGATAATTGGAATGATGCGTTTTTACAACAAGTTAGCACATTTCCAAACGCTAAACACGATGAACACATTGACGTAACATCCTACGCCATTGAAAGGAATTTAATTAACAACTTTTTTGTAGTTTAAAAACAATTTTAAATTTTGTATTTTTACGAAAATTTTATATTACTTTAAAATATGGCCTCATTCTTTGACCGATTCAATTTTTCAAAAAAAAATCAAAACACAAACGAGCAATATAACAGAGCCATTTATAACTGGCTAGGTAATTCTGTGCTTTGGAATACCGAGAACGATGATTCTTATATTACGCAAGGTTATCAGAAAAACGCAACAATATATTCTTTGATAAATTTAATCACAAAGGCGGCAACAACAATTCCGTTTCAAGTTTATGAAAAGACAAACGAAAACGATTATAAAAGATACAAGGCTTTAACTTCAGGAATGATGGATTCAGCGTCTATTCAAAAGGCGTCATTATTGCAAAAAAACGCATTGGTTGAATTACAAGATACAGAGTTACATAAAATATTAGAGCGACCAAATCCGGCACAATCTTACAACGCTTGGCTAACTGAATTAATTGCTTTTGGTAAATTAACCGGTAATAGATACATTTACGGAATTGGCCCTGATACTGGAGCAAATGTTGGCAAATTTACTGAGTTGTATGTTATGCCGTCGCAAGTGATGGAGATTATATCTAATGGTATAATGGAGCCGGTGTCAAAATATAAATTAGAATACAACGGAACAAAATACATTGACGCGTCTGAAATTTGCCACATTAAAGACTTTAATCCTTACTATGATGGTACTGGCTCACATATGTACGGGCAATCACCATTGAGAGCGGGTTTGCGTTCATTAACAACAAACAATGAAGCGGTACAAACCGGAGTAAAATATTTACAAAACCAAACTGCAAGAGGTTTATTAACTTCTGAAATGGGCGATATTAACGAGGTACAAGCGCAACAATTAAAAGATAAATTTAAACGTCAGCATCAAGGCTCGGACAACGCCGGAGATATTATTATAACTCCAAATAAAATGAGTTGGGTTAATTTTGGATTAAACGCAACAGATGTTTCTTTAATAGCGCAATACAATGCCTCAATAAAAGATTTATGTAACATCTACAATGTACCGGTGCAATTACTAAATAATACTGAATCATCCTCTTACAACAATATGAAAGAGGCTAAAAAAGCATTATATCAAAACGCAGTTATTCCGGAACTTATAAAAATTAAAGACGAATTAAACAGATGGTTAGCGCCTAAATATGGCGACAAACTTTGTATTGAATTTGATTTTTCTGTAATTCCTGAGATGCAAGAGGAAACTGAAAAGGTAGTTGATCAATTATCTAAGGCTTGGTGGATTACGCCAAACGAAAAGCGTTCTGCAATGAATTACGGAAAAGATGAAGAAAATACGACGCTAGACGATTATTTTATTCCGGCTAATTTAATTCCAACAACTCCAGGTGAAATTGATTTGCCTATTGAGCCAATAGATTTAGACGTAAACAAGTTTTTAGGTCAAAAAAAAAACGAAATAATTAAGGCAGAAACCTATAATAATTATCCTCAATCTGCAACCAACAACGCTAAAAGGATGATTGAATGGCGTGAAAAATATGGGCGTGATGTTGTTACTGCGGGAACTGAGGTAGGATGGCGTAGAGCATCGCAACTGGCAAACAGAGAAAACATTTCATTGGATGTTGTTAAGAGAATGGCGCAATTTAATCGCCACAGAGAAAACGCAAAGATTGATCCTAAATATAAGGGTGAGCCTTGGAAGGACAACGGTTACGTTGCCTGGAACTTATGGGGCGGAACTGCCGGAGTTGATTGGGCCATTAGAGAAGTAAACAAATTAAAAGACAACTAATTGAGGTTAGACAAAGACAAATGGCAAAAGGCTTTTGAAAAGGAATTGGACAAGGCCGAAAAAAAGCAATCCTCTAAAGTAAGGCGATACTATAAAAACCAATACTATAAAGGCGCAGAATCTTTTTTGTCTAGTGGCCAAACATCTTTTCAACTTTTATTTAGTACAAACGAATTACTTAAAATTTATCGTGATTTATACGAGGATATAGGTTTACAATTTGCCAAATGGTATGCAAGAAATTTTGACAAGTATATTAAAAAAGGCGTAAATCCAAATCAATACGTTGATGAATGGCAAAATTCTTTTGCGTCTTATGGCTCCGCCGTAGGTGCTGAAAGGGTTACTTTAGTAAGTGGAACTGCAAAAAAAACACTACAAAAAGTTACGCAAAATTTAATGACTGATATTGATTTTCAAAACTTAGGTATTACCGAAAAGACTAGGATTTTAAGAAGCCAATTCAATAGGTATTCGGCGTTTCAAGCGGAGCGATTAGTTAGAACAGAGGCAACAAGTGCTGCAAACTTTGCAACTTTAAAATCTGCAAACACAATATTCCCGGCGGCTGATATGATGAAAGAGTGGATTGCGTCTTTTGATGACAGAACTAGGTCTACACACGCCGAAGCCGGTGCAAGTGAGCCAATACCTCAAAATGAGCCGTTTATGGTTGGAGGTGCTTTAATGATGTATCCGGGAGACCCAAGCGGCCCGGCTAGTGAGGTAATTAACTGCCGTTGTTCAATAGCGGTGTTTCCTAAAGAAACTGCACAAGCGACCGGAGAAATTTCAGACATTGGTTTTGGTGTTTCATTTGGTGCAAATCAAAAAATTTAAAAATCGTATATTTACAAAAATTTTCTATATGAATACAATTCTTTATAAAGCGGCTCCGGTTGGAGAGTTAATCGATGCGGATGAAAAAGCCGGAATCATAAAAGGGTACGGATCATTCTTTGGAAACAAAGATTCTGATTCTGATATAATTATGAAAGGCGCTTACAAAAAGACAATCGCCGAGAATGGCTCGAGAGTTAAATATTTATATCAACACGATATGAATCAACCAATCGGGAAAATGA